GGCTTGCTATTAGCAATGCCTCGTAAGTACCGTGCACTTAAGAGCAATCTTAAGTTCTACGCAGGTACTGATGCTTTTGCTGGTATTGTTCGTAACAACGGTACACTAGCAGATGCTATTTCATCAGCGTTTGCTGATCGCACTGGTAGCACTCAAGCAAACCGTCAAGAATATCTTGATGGTGGATCACAGACACTAGGTAATACACGTACAACTCGTGTACTTGGTGTAGATGTTCTAGAAGTTCCTTACTATCCTGCAGGTTATGTTGATTTAACATTCCCTCAGAACCGTGTATGGGGTTTCCAAAGAGATATCACTGTAAACCGTGAATACAAGCCAAAGAAAGATACTATCGAATACACAGTATTCGTACGATTTGGTATCCAATGGGAAGAACTAGATGCAGTCGCTTATGTTGACTCAGATAGTGCTGATTCCTAAGATCTAAAAGATCATATATTAGGGCGGGTAGCGTAAAAACTACCCGCCTTATTCTTATTCTGGTATAATTACAAATAAGCATAGGAGAATTATGAATTTAACAATAGAAGAATTATCGACTAAAACTGTAATGGCACTAAAGTCATATGCAAAGAAAAATAATATAGAGTTATTTGAATCAACTACTAAACTTGAAATTTTAGAAATTTTGGCTAGTTGGATTCCACCAGAAAAAACAGAAGAGCAAGTGCAAGAAGCAGATAAAGCAAAAAGTATGATAAATAAAATAGCGTTATACTCAGAAAGAAACCTACACATGGATAACCTAGGTGCTCTTAAGGTAGGATACAACATAGTCTCAAAGGAGGCATCGGAAAAGTGGCTAACCCACAGGTTGGTAAGAGTTGCACCACCTGAAGAGGTAGCCGCATACTACGGTAAATAAAAATGCAAATATTACGTCTTCCCCCATACCCACTTTCTGTTACTTACACAGTTCCAGATGCTAATGCTGATTATATTATTGTTATTGAAAACGTTTCAGAATTAACAGAAATTGAAGAGACCATTGAGTCTAATGCTAGTAAAAAAATAAGTTATTCTTTAGATGATAACTTTGTTAAATATGATAAATCGTATGCCTTAACAATCTATGAAGATGGTGGATCTTCTGGAGCAAATATTGTACGTGGTGATATTGTAGTACAAGATAATTTAGAAATTATGAGACCATACGTAGATCCAACATCTTTGGCTACATCTGGTACAGCAACTGACATAGCACTTTATACAGGTTATGAAAATTTAGCAAGAGCAATTATTGATGCTGCTGTTGGTGGATTTTATTATGATAGAACATACTTAGAGGTTGTTGGACAAGGAAATGACTATCTACCACTTTGGAAAAAAACTCACAAAATTTTAAAGGTATATGAAAATGCACAACTGGTTTATGATATAGACAACGAAGACGGACCAGAATTGTTAGACTATACTTTCTTAATTACTAAAGATAAAACAGCAATTACTAAAGATCCACTAGAAGCAACTGACTCTATCAATCGTGCAGAACGAAGATACTCACGCATTCCATTAGGATATTCAGACTCTATCAGTATGTTTGATACAGAAGATAGTGGACACACTCAGACTGTCGTGCCTGGAGTTGCATTTCCAGAAGGAGCAGATTATATTATGTTGCTAGAGACTGGGTATAAGGTTGTTCCTTATGATATCCAAGATGCAACATTAATGTTAATTGATGACATTAAGTGTGGAAAATTAGATTACTATAAGAGATATATTAAAAACTATAGCACCGATCAATTTAAAATTGAATACGATAAACGTTTAATTGATGGTACTGGAAACATCCTAGTAGATAAGATTTTACAAAAATATAAAGAGAATATTATCCGTCCAGGAGTATTATAATGGAAGACTGTACAACAACAGACTTTCTTTATCCAATGAAGGCTGACCTATATTATCCAGTAATAAACCAAACACAATACGGACAAGCAAGTAGAACCTGGTTTTATGATAGAACAATTATATGCAATGCTACCTCTATAGGAGGGGCGGGTACTGAACAAATTAAACCAGAAGCATTTTTACAACATGAAAACAAACTAATAGCAAGAGTAAAAGCAGATCCTAGAATGTCTTCAACTGAAACAGAAAATGCAATTAACAATATTTTAATTACAAATATCCGTAATGCCAACGATGAACTTATTTATAGAGAAACAGGTGGATCAAGGTCTGGACGTGGAACAATCTATGAGGTAGCAACTGTAGATCCTTTTACTGGACCATTTGGATCAATTGAGTATTTTAAGGTATTATTACGTAGAACAGAAAATCAAACAATAACAGACTAATGATAATTACAACAAATACTAAAAGTTTTGATAAACAAATGAACAACATTGTTCAGTATGCTTATGGATTTTTAGATGGTGCTCAAAAGGGTAAAACTGTTTTTTTAAAAAACCTGGGAGTTGCAACAATAGATGCAATGGCTAGATATATAGATGTTTCTGCAAGGGGAAATCCCGCAGCACTTAAACATGTATATGAGTGGTATCAAACTGGTAGTCCAAGTTCAAGGCTATTTAACATTACATATACTGTTAGTAATTTGGGGCTAAGCATTAACTCAACATTTACTCAATCAAGAGGTGTAAAAAAAGAATCAAATATTCCTTTTTACAATAAGGCTAAAATTATGGAAGAAGGAATTCCAATTGTAATTAAACCAATAAAATCTCCAGTTCTTGTTTTTAATGAAGGTGGTCAAACTGTATTTACTAAAAACCCTGTAACAGTTAGAAACCCTGGAGGAGTTCAGGCTCAAGGATCTTTTGAAAAAACTATGGATGAATTTATTTTAAGATACTTTAAACAATCATTTTTGCGGGCTAGCGGAATATACGATTATATTAAAAAACCAACAGTATTTAAAAAAAATATCAACTCTGGATCTAAGTTAGGCAAGTCTAAAGGTGTTGATACTGGATTTAGGTGGATCGTTAATGCAAAGATTGGTGTAGAATAGTATTATGGTATCAATAGTATCAAAAGAAACTGGATTCCCGCCGCTCTTTGTTAATGCCTTTATTAACAGTGAACTTAAAGAATTTGAATTAATGCCAACTGGACCAGAACCGTTTCAACCATTTTTCCCTGCCCAAGTGCCCGATAGCGTAGAGGGTATTTATAACGACATTCCCTTTATTAGAAATAATCCTGATACTACCGTAATTATATTTGACAGACTTATGAGGTTTAGACCTACCCCATTTTATAAGCATAAAAGAGAACAGTTAATCTATTTTATTTATAGCCCTAACCTTTCTAAATTATTTGATACAACTAGAGTAATAATAGAGTGTCTTGATCGAGAAGATGTTGCAGCGCAGGCTTTAAACTCTTGGATAGCAGAAAATGATATAGAAGATGAAAATGGTAACGTAATCCCTAAAAATGTATTTTTCCACAATTTAAAAGTATATCAAGCAGATGAAAGTAGAGATATAATAGAGTTAGCCTCAGCCAGAACTTTGGGGCTAAACAAGTTAGTCATAGAGTATGACTATCACACGGTAAACGTAGAAGGCTCAAATCAAAGGTACTCCTAAAACAGTGATATAATTATATCGAGGAAACAACGCCATACAACTTAATATCTACTATTATGAAAAGAGGTAAAATACATGCCATATAGCCGTGGTACGTCGAACAACATTATCGTTGGTGCAGCAGCACTTTTTGTTTGCGACACAACTTTAACTCCAGCAACCCTGGAAGCATTTGATGCAAGTGAGTCTTTTAAAGATACACTTACAGCAGACGCTACATACGACAACGTAGGTTATACAATGAACGGTCTTGAATTACAGTTCCAACCAGATTTCGGTGAAGTCCAGGTAGATCAGGTTCTTGACGTTGCTAGACTATTTAAGCAAGGCATGCAAGTAAATCTTGCAACAGCCTTTGCCGAAGCAACTTTAGAAAACTTGCTTCTTGCTCTAGCGTATACTAGCGACAAAATCTCAGGAAACAAAGCAGCATCTACAGGAAGAACATTAAATCTTTCTGCAGGCGATATTGGAGAAGTTCCAGTAGAGCGTGGATTAGTTGCTGTTGGCCCAGGAACTGGAAACCCAGTAACTGCAGCCGATGTTGAAAGAGTTTACACAGCATACCGTGCTTTGTCAATTGAAAACGTAACTGTATCAGCAAAGCGTGATGAGGCTTCAATGTTTGAAGTATCATTCCGTTTATTGCCAGAAGATACATCAGGATCTTACGGTAAAATCGTAGATCGCACATACGGTCAATCATAATCTAAATTCAGATTAAACAAATACCCACTTCTTCGGAGGTGGGTTTTTTGTTGTGT